ATGAAGAGGTTAGCAAAATTTATAAATTAGGTGAAGCAACTGGTTTATATGGTGATAAAGCAGCATCACTTATGGAAACATTAGATTTAATGGGTGTGTCTAATGTTTCTGCATATAATAGAATGAATGACTTAGTAAAAGAATCTCAAGAATTAGGTTTAAATGCTTCTAAAGTTATGAATGTTTTAGCCGATAATATGAATTCTATGCAATCGTATTCTTTTAGTAAGGGTGTAAAAGGTATGACACAAATGGCTAAGTTAGGTGTGAAACTTAGAATGGATGTTGGGACTATGTTGAGTATGGCAGATAAATTCTACGAACCTGAAGCTGCAATAGAAGCTGCAGCTAACTTACAAATGATTGGTGGTGACATAGCCAAAGCGTTTGGGGATCCTTTTGAAACAATGTATTTGGCAAGAAATAAACCAGAAGAGTTGGCTGAAAAACTTCAGGATATGACTGAAAATATGATGACATTTAATTCTGAAACTGGTGAATATGAATTTCCTGCAGAAGTTAGGATGCAATTAAAATCTGCGGGTGAACAGTTGGGTATCAATACTGAAAAGATGATAGAAATGGCTAGACAGACATCTAAAATTAAAGATGTTAAAGATAGACTTTCTATGAGTAATATGTTTGATGAAAAAGAAATGGAAGGTATTGCTTCTATGGCTAGAATACAAGATGGTGAATTTGTTGTTGATATGAGAAATGAAGATGGGGAAAAAATCACCAAATCTATAGATTCATTAACGAACGGGGATTATGAAATGTTATTAAAACCACCTGACTCAGAAGCTGATTATATGTCAGATATGTTATATAATTCTCAAACAACAAACGAAAGATTAGCTAATATTGAAAAATCATTTGAGTACGGATTTATAGATGGTGCATTTGATGTATATGGTGCAATTGAAGAGTCTACGGATTCAACTATTGCTGCATTAACTGCTATGGGTGCGAATGCAGCAACTTCTTTAGCGAATGAACTTAAAAATATGGACGCTTTGGATATTTTAAAGTTTGATCCTGAATCAATAGATCAAGAAATGACAAAAGTTGTTGAGAAAATGGGTCAAGTTTTTGAAAATTATACTGCAGTAATTAACGAAGGTTCATTTGACATAGAAACAGGGACATTAACCGCAACTAATTTAAATATGTCAGGACAAGCAGGACAAAATCCATCAAAACAAAGTAAAGACCCTGAAGAATTTTGTAAGGATAAAGGAGGATATAATGTAGCCGAAGGTAAATGTAATGACGGTTCAAAACCAATGAAAACAGGTGGTATGGTACCAGCAGGATTTCCAAACGACACATACCCTGCAAGATTATCATCTGGTGAGACAGTTTTACCCGATCCTGTAAATTTAAAAACTGTTTTATCTAGTATTGGTGTTGGAAATAATAGTGGTAATATGGATTTAGGTGGAAATATTAATGTAAATATAACCGCACCCTCTGGATTTGGGAATTATTCAGATACACAAAAACAAGAAATTAAAGATTTAGCGTTTCAACAAATTAAAAGATACCTTATTAGTAAAGATGGTCAAACTAATACACCTACTAGTGGTAATATAGAATCTATCACAAATAATCAATTAATTTAATTTTTTTTTATTTAACTATTGACTTTTCAATATTTTATCCTTATTATTACAAGGACCAGTATAACTAGATAAAAAAACAAGAATAATATTTATTATTTAATTTTCCTGAATTTTATTGGTGTAATATTTATATAATAAGAAATTATATATATATGTCAGGAATATTAGACCATCAAGGAATCTTTTATCAACAAGGTATATTATCTACACAACAGTTTAGGGATAATATATTGGGTAGAAACTTACCGCCACCCGTTAATGAAACATTAACACAATCAGGATTAGTATCTAAATTAAATGATATTGGTAAAGTTATAAATGTGCCTATATATGGTACTGGTGACGAAAATATTTCCGTACATTATAATGAAGATGAGAAAATGTTTCCTTTAGGTACTTTTTTTAGGTCAACACAAAATGTTAATCTTAATCCTTATATACCACAAAATGATGAATACGTTACCTATGAATTAACTTTACCACCTAATTTACCTAAACCCACACCTGAAGGATTTGGTGACAAAGAAAGAGGTGAATACCCAATATCTTATAATCCACAAAAATTTGATTTAGTTAATAAAGGTGATAAGAAAGGGGTTGGGTTTCCATTTAACGTAATCGATAAATATAAATCTTTAAACTTTCAAAAGGAAAGTTCTTTAGGTATTGTTGGTGGACAACAATTAGAAAAGAGTATTATAGAAAAAATTAGTAGAGTGGAAACTTTATCAAACCCAAGTAATGATAGTGCGGGTTATATAACGGAACCTGTTGGTAATGTAGTTGACAACTATGTTGATACCTTAAGAGGTAACAATCAATTTATTAATACTCTACCAAATGATGCGGTAGGTTGGAATGAATACAATAGTAGTAATAAAATACCTGGAGGTTCACCAGATTCTGCGGAAGGTGTTGAACCAACTATGTCAACAGAGATAAGAATGAAATCATTATTGGGTAGGACTAGTGATTTACAGGTAAAGTTTACATTTGATTTATTAAATAGAAATAATTATAGACCATTATATGAAGATAGTAGGTTTGTTGGTACATCTGAAGAAGGAACTAATGGTAGATATTATATTGGTACAGATAAGAACACTAATAGGGGAGATTTAATAACAAAGACTTTTGATAGTGATGATTTTAATGGTGGTAATGATGACAGTAGTGGTACTAAAACCAAAATAGAAGGTATTGGTGAACCTTTTGGGGAACCAAATAAATTCTTTTGGACTACTGGTGGAGAACAAAATTTCAACCCAAAAACATTACTTTATAAAACACAACAAATAGTTGATAACCAACAAGACGAAGTTTATATAAATCAAACTAGAAAGTTTTTTAAAGATAAAAAACAAAAAAGACTTATCAGTAGGGGTAATGCGATAAGTGAATTATTGTTGATTGATGCAGAAACTAATGGTAAATATTGTAGGGTTTGGACTGTAAATGATAGATATAGTTATTTTAATGCGATAAGAAATACTGGTTTATTTACATCTCCTACAGGTACAGAGGGATTTTCTGCAACTGCAGAAAAATCATCACTAAGTGTTTTAATGGATAATGGTATACCTAAGTATCATCCAGTTATAAATGAAGACATTAGTGAAAGAAAGAGATATATGCTTTCAATAGAAAATTTAGCTTGGGCAGATAATTTAGCAGATTTACCTTTATTCGAAGTTGGTCCGGGAGACCCAATTAATGGTACTAATGGTAGATTAATGTGGTTCCCACCATATGATTTACAATTTGATGAAAATACATCTGCAAATTGGACTAAAACAGATTTTATAGGTAGAAGTGAACCATTATATACTTATAATAATTCAGTTAGATCGGGTAGTTTATCTTTTAAGATATTAGTAGATCACCCTAGAGTTATAAACTGTTATAGGGGACAAAACAACAATTTAAATGAAAGGTTTTTTGCGGGTTGTGTAACACCAGAAGATTTTTTAGAGGCATTAGAATGTACAGTAACTCAAACAGATTATGAGGAAATTAAGAAAAAACTTAATAAAGAAAAAAAACAAACTGTAACAGTAATACCTTCACCACCAGAAAATGGAGTTGTTAAATTAATAACTACAGTTGATTGTAACGTTGAACCTGAGAATTGTAGAAAAACTATGACTTTTGAACAAACATCTTTAGATGCGATTATTGTAAAAGTGGAAACTTTTGTACAGAAACAAAATACTAATACAAACCCTAAAACAAAAATAATTTTTAATGGTTATGTTGGAAGGGGTGCAAATATTAACGAATTCCTTGAAGTTACTAATGAGGGTAAAGATTTAAGTAAAAAATACGCAGAAGAGGTTAAAAGTGCAGTAGAAAGTTCATTAAATTCTTCAGGAATAGATACTAAGATATTGAAAAATATAACATATAATGTTATAGGTAATGAAGCTTTCAAATCAGATACTGATGCAGATTATAGGGTTGATGTATTAATGGAAAGTGATATAGAAAATTCTTCTGAAGCACAACCAAAAGAAGAAGTTAAAAAGAACGCTACTGGTACATTAAATCCTGATGAAATTAGAGAATTAGTAGACAACTTAATTATAGATGAAGGTGCATATTTTGAATATATAGATGGAAATTACCCAAATTATTTTAAAACAATATCAGAAAAAATAAAGTATTTTCATCCTGGATATCATAGTTTAACACCAGAAGGGTTTAACACTAGACTCACATTTTTAAATCAATGTATGAGACAAGGACCTAGTATATATGACACTAAAAGAAACATAAATGGAAATGAGGTTGGTGTACAACCACAAAACTTATCTTTTGGTAGACCACCTATATGTATCTTAAGAATAGGTGATTTTTTCTATACTAAAATTGCAATACAAAGTTTGTCGATAAGTTATGATGGTCCACAATTTGATTTAAATCCTGAAGGAATCGGTGTCCAGCCTATGATTGCTTCAATTCAAATGTCTATTGATTTAATAGGTGGTCACTCTTTAAGTGGTCCAATTAATAGACTACAAAACGCACTTTCATTTAATTATTATGCTAATACAGAAATGTATGATGTTCGCTCAGATTATATTAGTGAAGATGGTACAATACAGGATGGTGCAAAGTTAGGGGAAATTAAAAGTGGTTTATTAGAAGAAGCAGAAAAACAAATATCCCTAAATGAAGACACTGAATTAAACCAAATTACAGAAAATGAAAATTTAGATGGGGAAGACGATGGGACAAATGATGGAAACCCTTTAATAGTTATTACTGTAGATAATACTAAAGTATATGCGACAATTACTAGCGGTGAATTACCAACAGACATTAAAGTAGGTAAGAATGAAACAAATTCTGAAAATGAACTAATATTAGAAGTATCAATACCAAGTACCAACCAACAAGAAAGTGATATAAAAAATGATCAAGCTGGTGTTAATGTATCTTTATATGGTGAAGGAGGGTTCACTAAATTAGCGTCACCTACTGAGTTAAAAACCTTTAATAGTGATATTGCGCAAAAAGAAATTGAATTAAATGCTGCACAAACAACATTTACTACCACACCTAATGTTGCTAACCAAAGAAATGTCGCTTCAGCACAATTAGCTTTAGATACTGCAAATGAAACTTTATCTAAATATTTAAGTGAATACAATACTAAAATTAAGGCAGTCGCATATTTATCGCAAAATAAAAGAAAAACTAAAGTAACTAAAGCCTTTACAGTTACGGAAAATGGAATAAATTAAATATTATGGGAAAAGATTATTTTGACAGATATCAAAGTTTTAAGTTTGATGGTAAATACTTACCTTTACCTTTTATAAAAATACCACCTAAACAAAGTGATAAAACCGTTGTTTATGATTCTTCTATTAGTAGGTTAGATAAATTAAGTCAAAAATATTATAATAATCCTTATCATGGGTGGTTAATATTGTCATCTAACCCACAATTTGGTGGTGTAGAGGAAAGTATTCCAGATAAAGAAATTATAAGAATACCATTCCCTTTTAGAGATAGTATACAACAATATATAGATGAGGTTGATAAATATTTTAAGTTTTATATACAAAAATAATTAATGGGAAATAATGTAGATACTATAGGGTCTAACAAATCTGGAAAAAATTCAGGTAGTGTTTTTGTTGTTGATCCAAACCCACCTGGTATGGAGAGTATACCACCAGAAGATATGTTTATATATGTTAAACTATCTGCATTTCCTAGGAGTAGAGCAACTTTCGGTGGAAATTCATTAGAAGGTGATCCAATAATATTTGATTCAGGAGTGGATGGTGAAGTTCACTTTATATCTACAAATATAAGTTATAAAGACGGCATATTAGATCCACCATTACAAAAAACGTATGCAACTACTGAATGGACAAATATAGGTGGATTTAAAGATGAAGATACGAGAAGTTCAGGTATATTGGAAGGTTTCGGTATTAATTCAATCAATATAAAATATAATGCAAGTTTAGTACCAGTAGTAGACATACAATTTACAGATGTTAGAGGATCTAGTTTATTTGATGTAGTTAAAGATGACGATAGAAAATCACCATATAGTATATTTTTTAAATTACCTTATCCTGTATTTAGGTTATCAGTTAAAGGGTATTTTGGACAAAAGGTAGATTACTGTTTACATATGACTAATTGGAATTCAGAGTTTGATGGGTCAACAGGTAATTTTGTTATAAACGCCAACTTCTTAGGATTCCAACAGGCATTACTCAATGATTTAGTAATTGGTAATATTATAGGTGCAGTAAACACACAAAAAGGTACGGATAATTTAAATAGAATTTTTGATGAAAGGATTTCTGAAGTTGGTGTAGAAAATAGTATACCACTAGTAAATAGTGATGGTAGTAATATAAGAAAATTAGATGAATTTTTCACTAGAATATCTAAAATACAAATTGAATCTGAAATAATTAAAACTGAAAATGAAAACTTTGCGATATTAAAAGATTTAAATGCTAAACTAAGTATTTTAAATTCAATACAAAAATTCATTGGTACCCCAATACCTAAAGAAACAAATAGTAGTTCTGGTGGTGCAACAGAGAAAGTAGGTGAGTCATTGAATTATTTAGAATTAAATAACTCGTCTAATAAAATAACACAACCTAGTAGTACAATAAATGATCGTAGATTAATTAAAGGTGAAAATTATGTTGATATAAGAGATTATGTAGTTTTTTCTAATACAAATAGAAACGAATTTAAAAGTTATATTAAAGCATTAAATAATGTAGTATCACAATATGCCGATTTTTCTAAAAGTGCTAAAAAATTACCTAATAAAAGTATAAAAACTAAATCACCTAATAACACATTAGATGAGGCAAAAGAAATAGCTGAGAATAAAACATCTAAAAATATTAATCCAGATTCTTCAGATAATAATGGAGATAAAACTTTAATTGAGACATTTTTTAATATAGAGGATACAGATAATTGGGAAAACTTTATAGTTACTAAAAACATTAAAAATGAAATAGAATCGTTACCATTTTCAGAAATATTAAATTCTTTTATCACACCAGTAGAAAATAATTCATTATATTTAAAAAATGATTATGAAGAAAGTAGTGAAAAAAATGCGTTGTTTGCAATTAACCTACTAGAAACTCAAATTAATGACAATACTTACTATACCCCAAACACTAAACTTAATCCTGAAAGTAATGTTTTAGTTGCGGATTTTAGAAAACAAAGAGAATTTTTAGAAAAAAGAATAAAAGATTTAGAAAAAGATGTAAAAGTATTGAGGGAAAGAGTAGAAAATGAAATTAATGAAGAACTACTTAGAAATTTTGAACAAAGGTTTAATTTTAAACCTACTATAAGTAAATGTTTTGAAATTATTGCTAACAATGCACAAGCAATGATTGAGACAATCTATGATATTAGTTACGAAGCGTCTCAAAAAAACATATCTGAGAATAGAAAAAATATTTTAAAAAATTATGAAACGGATGTTCCACAAGGTATTGATATTTCTGCGTTCCCAACTATATATGAAAATGGAGCTGAAGGGTTAGAAGAAATATATATAGGTGAAGTATCAGGTATTAATAGAAGTGATTTTCCTGAACTTAATTTTGTTGAGGAAGTTTTTGAAAATTTAACTTCTAGAACTATAGAGATAGAACAAGTTACAACTGCAACTAACACAGGCACAGGTTTAGATACAGACAATTGGTTTCCTATAAACCCAATAGATTATGAAACGAACCCTTGGATAAAATTAAACAATTCTGATGATATAGTAAAAACTAAAGAAGAATTAGTAGAAAAATTTTTTATTAGATTAGGTATTTTAAAAAATTATTCTAATTTTGATAATACTACTGGATTCCCTACAATTGATGACTATATTAGACTAGACTCAATCGCAGCAAACAAAACTATATTTGATAAAGGTGCTAGAGATGTAATATCTAATTTGTTAAATGAATTAGAAAATAATATTTCTATTTTAGAGAATACAGAGTTTTTTAAAACTAATATACAACAAATAGGTTTAAAGTATAAATGGAAAGAAGAAATTGCTTTACCAAAAATAGGTGATATAGAATTAAGTGGTAATCTTAATAAAGATGTGGACTTTATACTTTTTGATAAACAAGAAATACTAAATAATAGTAAACAACTGTTTCAAAAAATAAGAGAAGATTCTGCATATAGTAAATTATTAGATAATAAACTAAATAATGGTGTTAATAAAGAAATAATAGATGGTAATTTATTTTATAAAAACTTATATGAAAATAATAATAATTTAAATACATATAATTCTTATAATGTATGGGATAAAGACGTTGCCACTAATTTAGTTAAATCTAATAACAATCAGATTACAGATAATTTATCTAATAGTAAATTAACTGATTTTAACCCTAGTGGTGAAACTTTTTTATTGGAAAGTAAATTTATTAACGTTACTAATTATAATATTACTAATTTAAACCCTAGTGGGCAAGTAACACAAAATCCTACATCTAATAGTTCTAATGTTTCAGTTAGTGATAGTTTATTTGAGAATAGTATGGTAGAAAGTGATTTATATAATGCACAAGATAGTACATATGCAAAATCATTATTATTGTTTTCTACATTTCCTTTTAGAACATTTGGGGAAGGTTTTTTAAATTCAGTATTTCCTAATGATAGGTTTGTAGGTGCTAGAATAGTTAATTTACCAAAAACCTATATCTGTTATTTAGGTGGTTTGTTATGGAGATATAAACAGTATAAAAAAAATAATATTGACCCATTAAAGTTTGGTACTATTAATAATAAAAATTATGGAGAAAATCTACCAAATAATTATATTAATGTAGGTTATATGAGAAAAGTATCACCAGAAAAACCGATTAATATAGAAATAAATTTATTAAACTTACCAAATTCAGTATCCAATAGTTTTATTTCGTATTTTAAATCATGGGTTGATACAAATTTTCAAAGATTTGAAGAAAATATAAAAATATATGTACCCACAACAGAAAATTCAGAGGTTTTTAGTAATTTCAAAAAAAATAGTGAGAATTATTTTTTAAAAATATTAAAACAAACTAGCGATTTAATAATATTAAATAGTAAAGTGTTTTCTGGATTAAATAGTGTGCAAAATATTACTAATTTAAACCCTAGTGGGCAAGCAACACAAAATCCTACATCTAATAGTTCTAATATAATATTAGAAGAAGATTTTAATGTTAGTCGTAATGATATAATAAATTATATTAGTATTTTTAAACAAAAATTCGTAGAGGTAGAAAAAAAGAACGAAACTAATAGTAAAGAATTACGAGAAAAAATAGACAAAAGAAATAAAGAACTAAAATTAGGTATATATAATTATTTTAAAAATATAAATAATAAATGGGTAGGTAGTGAAGAAAAATCGTTTAATATATGTGGTGGTTCAGATACAAAAAATTTAATTGATTATTTTAGATTTGTTGATAGAGGTTGGAGGTGTATAGGTGATGAGGCAACATTTAATTTAAATAGTTTTCTTAGTCTAAGTAAAGACTTAGATAGTAGTGTTTATGTTTTTATGTCTAAAATATTAAGAGATAGTAATTTTTTATTTCAGATATTACCGACATATATTAATTTTAAATCTGTTACAGAAGTCGCAAAAATATTTCAACCACAAACAACATTACAAAATAATGAGTCTACGGGTCCAATATTTTGTTGTATATATATTGGGGGAACTTCAGAAGTTTTAGATATAGAAGAAAGAGGTAATTACTATTTTAAAGATGATAGTTTTACCTTTAAAGGTGGTAATGAATTACCTTCAGATTTTTTAGATAATGGTGATAATTGTTCTGATTTTCAAGAGAATAGTTCGTTAGTTGCATTTAGAGTATCTTTTGGTGCACAAAATCAAAACATATTTAAAAATGTTTCTTTAAATCAGCAAGAGCATAAAGAAACGGGTGAATATTTTAAGGCGTTAGCAGATTTAGTAGATAAAAGGGGTGCAACCCAACAGACTTATGTTGGTACTGATCTACTAAGAATCTTTAAAACTAGATCTTACACTTGTTCGGTAGAAGCATTAGGTTGTATGAACATACAACCATTAATGTATTTTGACTTACAAAATGTACCATTTTTTAATGGTGCTTATTTAATTACTAATGTAACACACAGTATAACACCTAATCATATGACTACTAATTTTCAAGGTGTAAGACAATCTAAATTTATTTCCCCACCAAATACTAAAATAATTGCAGATTTAGATATTAATTTAAATGAGATTAGTAAAATAGAGCCTATAGTTTTCACTAATTTATCCCCAAATAATCAAAAATATAGTATTGGTGTTTTAAATCCTGATGCAGATTTTGATTTTGTTAATAATTTTGGTGTCGGTGGTACTAATGAACAATCAAATCAAGGGGTAAATAATTTTAGAATTTTAGGGGTATCCGAATCAACCTTTTCTGACGATGAATTAAAAACCTTTTTAACAAATTTATCAACATTAATGGTTGATAATGGAATTGTGAGTAATTCACAAGTTACTATGTTTTTAAGTGCAATGTTAGATAATTCTAATAATTTTCAGAATAAAGAGTTAGATTGGAGTATGGAAAATCAATTACCAGTACGTTTTCCTGAAACTGATGAACAATTCCCTAATAAACCTAGATATTATGGTTTAGTTCCCGATCAAGAATCTAATACGTCTAATCTAAATCCTAGTGGTGACGCAACACAAAATGTTACTGCAGAAGGTAGTGATGTTGAGGTAGAAAAATTACCTAATCCGTTAACTTCACAACCAATATTCGGTGAAGGAAATGAAAGTGATATAGCATATAGTTTAGATCTCACACCAACATTATCAGAGTATCAGTTAAATGATAGTATTGAATTAGAAAAACAAAAAATAACTAATCTATTTGAAAACTCAGAAAATGAAAATGAAAAAAGAGTTCTTAGGAAAAAACTTAAACAACTAAAAAAACAAGAAAACAGTTTATATAAAGATACTAAATATTTTAATATTTTTGAGGGTGATGCGTATAGATTTAAACCTAGGGGATATCTCTATATAATTGGGAGGAAACAATATTATATGTACCAAAAAAACTATGGTAATAACCCTAATCTAGCATCAATAGATGAAACTGCTGCGTTATCAACATCTTTATATATTTGGAAAAATTTTAAAGGGGTTGGGGATAATTTACAAAATACTGCCTATAAATTATCATCTTTAAAGGGTAATGGTTCTGCAACTATTTTTAGTAAATGTATCGAAAACGTGTATCAAACACATAGTATTGGTAATATTGAAACTGCGTTTGATGTATTTGAAAAAGTTTTAACTAATTTTGTCACTAAAAAAGAAGGTAGCGAACCTGTACAACCATTAATTAATTATTTTAATCCTGGACCAACATAATTTGTTTTTTCATAAAAATTTATTATATTTGTAATATGAATGTTGGAAATATAGTAACTAATTCTAAGAAAATAGATTTCGAAAATTTTAAAATTTGTCGTAAGATAGATAATATTGATAGGGATTTACCAACACTAATTATAGGGTGGGAAAATGTAAAAAAAATTTATGGAGAAAGAGTTTCTATATTACATAAACGTATAGATACTTTTACCTTTTGGACATTTTCATCTAAAGAAAGAAAATCAGAGTATGAAGTAGATTTAGATTCATTCGTTAACCATTGTTATAATGAATTCGGTGAACATTTACCATATGTTTGTTTAGATTTACTATTAGGAAAAAGAATGATTAATTTCAGAATCATACGTAAGATACTATCTCTAAAGAATCCAGTCACTTATATATCAGATACTAATATGGTTTATATTTATGGTGAAGGTATTATTTTTGGGTTGGATTTAAATGTGGTAAAATTATTTGAGGATAAGTATGAAAAAATACTTAATAAAGTAAAGAATTTAGAAAACAATACTTTGGTAGATTTGGAGATATTTAATAAATGTAAGGATCTTATTTTAAAATTAAAAAATAAGAATAAATATATACCCTACATTTATGAATATGGACACAAATGACAAAATTATTACGTTAGCGTCTTTTGTATATTTGGATAAAATAGAAAGCTTTAAAACTTATTTAGGTAAAAGATTTAAAATAAAAGAAGATAATATATTCCAATATACATTTAACGAAGAGGAGAAAAAAATCTTAACCTTTATGGTTAGATTAAAACAAGGTGAGAGAGTAGACACTAGATCATTTTACCCACCCACTATTATTGTACACAAAAAAGGGGAGTGTTTTTATACTATAAACGCACTTAACAAATTAATTGAGAGTATGAGTGATGCAGATACTGGTAATTTAAATTATCATGATGTGAAAATAGATTGGGACACACACCAAAATAAAATGATGATTATCAAAAATGATGAATTGAAAATATTCACCATAAATAGAGATTTTTCTTAATTTCTTAATATTTATAAATAAAAGTACTATGGAAACAAGTAAAGACAATAAGAAAAAAGAAACTTTAGGAAAGAAGTTAGATGACTTTCTTTCTAACAACCAAACAGAAGAGTGTGTTGGTGAAGAATGTTTAATTAATGACGGAAAAGAGATTGTAGAAAGAGTTGAAAAAGTATATAAAACTAATGACGGAAGACAATTATTAATGTAAGATGAATAAGAAAAAATTACTTTCAGAAGATTTAAAAAGATACCAACAACTATTGGAGTATACTTTCTACGTACCTGAAAAAGAAGAGGGTGAAGTAGATGATTTACTATTAGATGATATGTTGACAGAACAAGATCCCCCTGCGGAAGACGAAGATCCTTTCTTTGATGTAGGTGGTGAAGATCCTGTTGCGGCTGCGGATGAAACACCTGAAGCTGGTACTGAAGAAACATCTGAAGAGGATGTAGAAGTTGATGCAGAAGAAACATCTGAAGAAGGTGGTGAAACTGACCCATTTGGTACTGATACTGAAGTAGAAGACGAATTCGCAACGGAAGAACCATTAGGAGATGAAGAAACTGTAGAAGTTGATGTTACAGATATTGTAGATAAGACTGAAGAAACTAAAGCATCTGTTGACGATATGGGACAAAAGATGGACGATTTATTATCTAAATTAGATGACTTAGAATCGCAAGTAACTGATATGGATGGGGTCATCAATAAAATAGATGATTTAGAAAAAGAAATCGAAAGAAGAAATCCTACACCAGTAGAGAGATTAGAAATGAGATCTATGGATTCTTTTCCATATAGTGTTAAATTAACAGACTATTGGAAAGATAAAGAAGGGTATGACGCGAGTGAACCAGAAGACGAATACACTCTAACCCAAAGTGATATTGAAAACTTCGATGAAAAAGAAATAAGGGCATCCTTTGAAGGAGACTCCGAAGAAGAAGAAATGGATTAATATGAAAACAAGATTAGACGAAACAAATCAAATGAGGAAGTTAATGGATTTACCATTAATAACTGAGTCTTCAGGCGAACCAGATGTGATAGTACGAGGTAACCCAAGTAGGATAATAGATCTTACTACAACAAAAAAAGGGTTACAAATATATAAAAAAACTGATGTAGATCATGTACAATATTATACAGGAGGAAGACTTGTTAACCCAAGTAATAAAGAAGAACTTGCAACTATTCAACCCAATTTAACTGATGATGAAGTAATTGATTTTTTATATAAAAATAGAAACTCATCTGGTGCATATAGAGGTTTTGGAAAA